TACAACAAGGTATACAACATGCTTCACAGGATAAACATCCTAAATCACATGCTATACATGAAGCATCACAAATAACACATGAAACAGTATCAATTAAACATATGACGCATCCCGCGTCTTCTAATACGCAAAGAAAACTAGAAGCTCCACCTGTTGCAACATCAAGAGCCAAAGATATTAAACCACCGCCGCCACCATAATGAGGTGTTGCCTGCCCACANGGTAGAATATCATTTGGCTCAATACTTGGTTGATGAAGTTGAGCACCTAGATTTTGGTTTTGTGCGCCACCAAAGGCTATAAAATTACTCATAATTTAATCATCCATGTATAACCACGACGATCTGAATCTTTAATTGGCGCACCAACTTTTTGTGCAATTCGTTTAAGTAAATTCAACATAGTTCCACTAGCATCTCCATAAATAATATGGATCCCGCTTTTTTCCAACTTTCGGAAAAACATGATCAAGGCTCGTGACAATGGAATAGGAGCATCTTGGGTAAACAAATGCGTTGCAAAATGTTTATCATCAATTTTTTCCAAAACTAACGTAGTATTACCATGGTGCAAAATTTGACCACCTTTTTTTACCGCTATACTAGTGGCAAGCAAAACCTGTTTAGGGTCTAAGCCATCTTTCTGTGCGTCTGCTGTGATTACTTCTGACGGTTTCAATATATGCTCCCTAAATTCGGCGAAATCGACATGATTCCCGCCATAGCCATTGCCCAATCTTGCCAATTATCATATGGTCGATGATCTGGTATTCCTGATGCAACAAAATACCCAATACCATTCATACCATCTACCCAAGTTCTCCAATCAGTTTCAGGCACATGCCCTAATTGATTGGACGCAAACTGTTCTTCCATCAGCTTGTTATACTGATCCCATGTCATACCCCTTGGGTCATAGCTGATCATGGGTTTCCAGTTCCGCGAACATCGCCTGTCTCAACACTCAGCACCACTCGACCCATGAAATAATTTCCGTTTTGAGTATTGCTTGTAAATCTCAAACGCATCTCACGACGCTGTTCTTTCATGTCTATTTTAAGCGTTGTTGGGTCAAATGTATAAGGCGTTGATGCTTGATCAACATCGTCCGCATATCCCTTACCCGTGACAGTTACAGACATTTGACCATTCTGAACAAAATCAGGCTCAATCCGCTCTAAACGAGTCCAGAGGTTGTCACCTAAACCTTGCGGAGAACCAACCAAACCTGTATTTGCCCCCAAAACATTGGTCTCAAAGTAAGAATTGATTGCATTGACATTGTTCAAATAGACTTGATCTTGACCTGTTTCTTGCGTCCAAAGCGTATAGTTGCCTGTGGAATTGGCCACATTACCCGCCCAAATTGGTTTTTTGAACACTTCAGAGAACACACCTGCAGAACGATTGGCACCATCGGCCAATCCTGCGTCATACCAACATTTCTCTCGCACGTTATAAATGATGGCGTCATTGCACTCAGTCGATGTACCCCGTGGATAGAAAAACCAAACCTCACCCCAACGTGGAATCTTTGTGGCCCAAACTTTTTGACGTTGAGCAACATTAATCCCATCAAAGAACCAATTTAAATTTTGTGTATTTGGAACTTCTTGGACAACACCGTTGTACATCAAAAATCTATCCACTCCCACCCAATAAATAATGCCGTCATACTCAATCACGCACTGACTAGACATGATTGAAGATTGCTGTGTGATCAAGTCATATCGCCAATAAAGGGTGGATGTACCTACCGTTTGAGGTGAGTAAGTCACCCTAATCACAGAATCAGTCGTCCAAAATAACCCACTTGGTGATGTAGTTCCACCACGCAAAGGCATGCCTTTGATGACCTTTGTGGATGCTACGTTATTGGCGTTGGAGTCTGCAGATGTCCAATTATTAAAGTTACCCGCAGAACAATTTTGAATCAATCCATAGTTGCCATACACAAAAAGATATGGATAAAGCATCACAACACCGCCAGATACGCTAATGTTGTTGTCAAAAGTTAAAAGTACGGTTCCTGATGCAGTGGCCGTTTTACTCAATACAACCGTCCAAACACCACCTACAAGAGACGATGAAACAATCGTTGTACCTGATTGAATACCAGTTCCTGATACCGATACACCTGCACCCATGGCAACATTGGTTGTCGTAAAGGTCACACTGGTTGACGATGAAGTCGTGGTGCCTGTCGCAGTAAAAACACCCAAAGGTGTAAGTGAAGTGCCTGTAAAAGGGCCAATCAAAGGACGGACATTGGTCTGATTGTCAATGTACTGCAAATTTTGACCAGGGTGCGCAATCAAGTTATTGTTGCCAGTTCCGTATGGATCATATCCAGTATCAAATTGCCACAGCGTATTATCATTTGATTGATAATAATTGCTTGAAGGAGCAACATTTACACCATAGTATGTGACTGAATTAACTGTTCCTACAAATTGGGTTCCAAGAACAGTAAANGTTAATCCAGTGGTTGTGCCTGCTGTTGTGGTTATTGCCNAACCACCAGAAGAGCCAGAAAGTGTAAAACTAGTTGTTCCACCTGTAATGACAAAATAATTGCCTGCAGATATGCCCGTTGCAGTACCTGTCAATGTTCCAGTGACTTGGATTGTCTGACCTGCAACTAATGTAGTAGTGTTTGTACAAGAAAATTGTCCTGCTGTACCCGTCACCGCAACAGTTGACAAAGTATTTCCACCCAAAGTAGATGCGGCAAAAGTGAATGTGTCGCCATATCCATAACCATTACCGCTTGCAGTTAGCGTTGCACTTGTAATAACTCCACCAGAAACGACAACGGTATAAGTTGCACCAGTACCATTTCCACTTGATGTAACAGGTGCTACGGATGTGTATGTGCCGTTTGTATAGCCATTTCCTGCCGTGGTGATCGAAGAAGTCGTGATGCTACCAATTACATAAACTTGTTGTGGGCCTGAACCAATGGCATCGCTGTTACCAATCGTCCATTGTTGAATGCTGTTATTGAATCCAGATACAACCCATGTCTGCCCGTTTTGGGATTGCATAATCATGCCACGGCTGATACTCGGTGCATTCAAAAATGAACCTGTGTAACCTCCGATTTTCCTNGGGCGACTATATTGGAAGCGCACCCATTGGCCATCAACATATGAAGGAGAGGCAAAGGTTGTGCCATCTCTCTGTATGCCAGAAGATACTTGTAAGACAGCAACTTTTAAAGTCATTAGAACGTACCGCCTTGAACGCCTACTGGCAATAACAATCCACTAGCAGTCAATTGGCCTGCAGATGCTCCCGCTATTGCAAATCCCAATTGACCTGATGCGGCCAAATACAAACCTGTAGTGGTATCACTTGAAAAATTAAGTGATGGATTGGCCGCCGAACCGTTACCCAAAGTCAAAGAACTCGTAAAACTTGTGGTTGCAGATGTGGTTGTGAATACGTTTGTTCCATCACAAACCAACAAAACAGCTTGGCTTTGACCCAACACAAATGTTGTGCCGCCTGTGACGCCAGTAGAAAATGTCAGCGTATACGATCCAGTGGTTGTGTTTCTGATCGAATACAGTTGCACTGTTTGAGGCAATATGATGGTGGTGTTTTGTGAAAGAACACCAGCATATTGTTGAATAACATTCTTACCTTGGGCGGCAGTCAATGTGACTGTGGCCGCCGCACCCGTCAAGCTCAAATACAGTTGCGTGTAGTTAAATACATTTTGTTGAGCCAAAGCATAGGTATACCAATTCGTTCCATTAGATACAAAAACGCTTGAGTTAGCTATTTGAATTGATACTGTTGTACTTGTTGTATCGATTGTGCTTGAGCCTTGAGCGGCAACACTCAATATTCCAGAACCATCATTTTTAACAATTACATACCAACCAGATGGGACACTGGCTACAGTTGGTAAAGTCATTGTGCCTGCGCCGCCTGTCCATACAAACAATTGAGCACTATCACTGGCATTAAAACTGTAAGCAGAAGAAACCAATGCAACTTGCGTATTTGTGTTTAGAGCAGTATTAAGAGCTGTTAAACCATAACCCGCCAAGGCNGATGCACTTGCGGCTGAAGTTCCAATACCCATGGCAATTGTTGACCATGTGCCTTGTACAGTTGAGTTATCAGTCANGTAAATATAATAAGTATTTACCGTCGATGTTGTCGGAGCAACAGGTACTGTTTGAATGGTGTTGTATGTACCATTAGCATTTTGTGATGAAACAGTAAATGCATTAGTTGACCCAATGTTTCTAATAACAAATGCTTGCCCAACCGATACCTGAGTTGCAGGAGGAAGAACCAAATAGGCAGGACTCAAGCTTGCTGTGGCTTCAATAATGTTGGCCACAACTTGGGTAGTGGTTCCATTAATAGGCCAAGCAAGCGCCGTGTATGTTGTTGTTAAAGTCAGATTTTCATAACCCACTTGCGATGGGTTGATGGTCTGTCCTGTGTATGGTGAAACGTATGAGGTCATGATTAAGAATCCACGGCAACGGCTTGACGATCACCGACGCGAGAAACATCCTCAGTCTTTAGGGACTGAATAGCCTCGGTGTACTTTTGTTGAAAAATCTGACGTTGGTCGTTTTTCAGGAAAGGCATGGCTTGCAACAAAGTGCCAAACAACATTGCTGTTGGTGCATTTTGGGTCAGCCAGTTGGTTTGATTGTCCGAACTTAGGGGTTGAATTCTCTCATAGTAGAGAACTTCCAAAGTGTAAGCTTGGTCAGGAGTTGGAGCCAAATACCAGTGATCCCAATTGGTATCAGCATAGTAAACAGGTGCCGCAGTGTTGGTATTGTTTGGCCAGAAATTGGTCAAATACTCATATTTACGAAGAAGAATTGGGGTTCGTACACCTGCACTATTGGTATAGTTCATGGATACTGTTTTACGCCACCTGGAAGGCTTTGCAAGTACTGGATTACCTGCAATAGTAGAGGACTCAACAATCTGAAGTTGGCCAAGTGTTTTGATTTCCTGAGCAATTTCAAACTCAGCTAATGTGATGAATGTAGGAATTGCATTGATCGTCGCTTGATCAGATCGTTCTAGGTACTGTAGAACAATCGAATTCAACGAGTTGTAAGTCATTACCCAAGAGGGCGTGTTGGTGCTCATAATTTCCCCATTCTTTTAGCTATTTTCCCATTAAGCTTCCAATACGGCAAATGCATTTTGAGTTTGGATTTTTCTGTCTTCAAGCCCTATCAATCCACCATTTATTCGCTTGCAAAGTTGTTCAGCATTGTCTATCAGTTTCCCACATCCATGGGTAGACCAGAACCACCCTGCACTCAGAGATGCAAACATGGGAGTTGCCAAAAGATCAGGGTTCATCACAAAATCTTGGCCCAACGCTTGACCACAGTGCCATACATTGTCGTGACCCGTGAGTTGTAGAAGGCCCCGTCCTCGAAAACGCCAACCATCCCCTGATGCCTCGTCACGGTTTCCCATGCGATTGGCGTAAATTCTGTTGGCAATGCGTTGAGGATTTCGGGCATAAGCTTGAATTTCTTCGGGCTTGAATTTATGACCGAACAACTTTTGAAGGGTTTCGGCTCGATAGTTAAGATTTTCTTCCAAGACTTTGAAATGGTTGCTTTCATG